GGACTGTGAGGTGTTGGATTCTGGGTCGACGGTGAAGCGAGGTCGTGGTTCACCTTCCTTCCGGTGCAGTTTAATCTCTTTCGGTTTCTGCACATCGGGTTGGAGTATAGTGTGGACGAGTGTGGTCAGTTGCTCGATCTGTTTTTCCAGATTGCGGTTGCCACCTCCTCCGTTGCCGGACTTCTTCTTCTTTTGTTGGTTTTTGTTCTTGTTCTGTGGCTTCTTCTTCTGGACGTTCTTCTGTTGTTGGAGATACTTGTCCGCAAAGATGCCGTTTGGAGTGATCGTGAAACCTGGTAGAACGTTGGTAGCTGTGCTCATAATGAAGCGTCACTTGTTTTGTCTACTTTGAAGATATAGGCACTCATGGTGCCCCACTTCGCTGTCGAGTGGTACGTATAATCGTACGCCTTGAGTATCGACCGGTAGGCGATGTTCTTTGGCACGTCAAATAGACAATGCTCGCCAAAACGGACCTCTTCGGTACCGTGGTGGATCTCTCTTGTCACGACGATCACTGGTTCGAAGCAATCTACTGGGTAGACGCTCCCGTCCATAATGATCGCTCGTGGACTGGCGATGGCGATTTTGATGTTCTTGTACCTCACGAACATCATCACGCAAATCGCTCCCCGCCATAAGACGAAGAGTATCAATGCTATTGTGATGATGATGAACAGTGAAAATGCTATTTTATGAGTCAGTGTTCTATCCGCACCACTATCTAACTGATAAAATATTATCAGAAAGAATAGCAGCTTCACTAATCCGATCGCCTTAGCGATCTGTCTCGTGAAGATGAAACTCCTGGCACGTGGCCACAACATACAGAGTATGTCGAACAAGAAAACGACTACGAGAAAGAACGCTAACGCCACTAGGGTGTCTTGCGTTGAGAGATAGCTTGCTATCTTCGCTTTCAGGTAGTCGCTTGGTTTACTAGAATACCCAATGATCGTATCCACGATCGAATGGGCGAAGCCTTTGTGGCCTCCATCTACTGCTGTTGACATTAGTAGATCTGTTGTTTTGACTTGGGTTTTGACCTACAACACATGTAGTTCGCCATTATGGCGATCAAAACCACTGCGAAGACGGTCGACGAAATTGCAAAAACTCTCATGTCGGTACAGTCTTCGCCACTTCTAACGATTTGCATTTCGGTGGTCTCGTGTTTGATGATCTTTGGTTGCGGTATGGTAATATTACAACTACCACACTCTGGACACTTGGTCACTGGTGTTTCTGGACAGGTTTGTTGGTTCTCTTGACAAGTACTTTGTGTACATGCTGGACATGTCACGGCTGTCAGCAGAGTCTTGAGACTTGTGCTGAACGTTGGACATGTTGGACAACTTATCTCGGCCACGGTCGGAGTACTGACTGTGCTTTCGCACGTCTTGAATCTGTTGAGGTTGTATGTGATGTTGACTGCGGCGAAGTGGTCTTCATACACCGCCGCTGAAGCATTAATGCCGTAGCTTGTTGATGGTAGATAGTGTCCGTTGGCTCCACGTAACGATCCGGCTGAGAGATAGTTAGCTCCAAACAACCACAGCTTGCCAATAAAATTGAATGCTGTTGTGTTTTTGAGATAGATCCGTGGCACGGAAAAAGGATATGGGCCTGCTGGCATGTACTCGAGTACTGCACTTTGGTTGATTTCTTTCCATACGAAGTCGGATCCGTTCACGTATGTATCAATGTGCGTTGCGTTAACACGCCAGTTAATGAGAGCATGGTGGCCGAGATACGTAACACGTCCGTCGGTAGAATACGTGAGATTGATCCATTTTCGTGATGGCACGTTGTTATTAAAGTTAGGAAACTTCACGGTACCTGAGTCGTTGTAGCAAATGCTACAATAGAACCGATCTTTGTTCCATGTGAGAAATGGCGGCCAATAGAGGTCGTCTCCTATTCGTGGACCGAGGTTCGTGTGGTTCCATGTTTGCTGCTCGCTACTTAGAGCGAGACCGATACTCACTAATAGCACTTGGCTAATGGTGGTCGGATTCATTGTTTTTTCGCCAGCTTCACTTTTGCTGCTACTGAGAGTGCTGTTCTTGCGACACTTGCCAATAGACTCAACACTGCCACGACGACTAATAGCGCCATCGTGTATTTGATCATGTCCCAGATCGTCCACGCATTGATCTTTGCGAGGATCTTCTTCAGTGTGAGTGCGTCGTCCTCGTTGATCGTTTCTTCGAGTGACTTGATGTGTCTCATGTCTTGGATCGTGTCATTCAACACGGTCGAGAACTTTCCGATGTCGCCGATTTTTGCCTTGAACTCGATTTCGGTGAGATTGAGCTCTCCTCCTTTGAGGAGTAGCTGTTGGTACATATTGGACATCCCGTAGATTACCATGTCGTTCGAGTGCAGCTTACAGCTGTCGACGAACACTGGTGGTAGATCGCAGGATCCTCCGTCGATCGAGTTTTTCAGGACTCCGTCCACGAATGCACAACCCCATGGGGCAAGCTTCGCGGACTTTCCTTCGACGCATTGGAAGTTGTCGACGGTTTGTTCTTGGCATCTCGTTTTGTTCGGTTTCATGTGCTTCACGATGAGTACTCGGTGCGTTGGTGTGTTGAGTACCACGTGGGCGAGATACGGGCCTTGCCCTTTCGAACAACTTTGCAGTTTGTCTTGGCAACTTGCGACTTGTTGTTGGAACAGCAATTGCTGATTCGCTAGACTATCTTGGAGTGTTCGGAGGTCGGTGTAATATTTGTTCAACAGCGCTACGCGTGCTGATTGGTAGTCTAGTATGTCGAGTCGGATGTTGAACATCCGGAAGTTGTCCTGGAGTACCTTCACACTTGTGCGGAGGTTCTCGTAGACGTTGGTGACTGCTTTGTAGTTGTTCGTGACTTGTTTGTTGATGAGATCGAGAGCTTGTTGAACAAGCTTCGTGTTGTAGTTCAGATCGTTGACCATGGCTTCTACACCGTCGAGCAATATCCCCGCGGTGTAGCTCAGCATGTTGATTTGTCGACCCAGTCTCCAAGAGACGGCCCATGGCAATCCTGCCATGTAGTCGAGATCGCTTGCTGAGTTGAACATGGCGTTCGGAAATAGTCCGAGAAACTTGTCGACGTCTTTGCGGTCTGGAAAGAACTTCTCGTTTTTCACAAGTTCTTTTGTCATCTGATACCATGCTTTCAGCTGGTTCAGTTTTGGTGTTGCTAACTGCTTCGAATTGATGGTTCGTTGCGTTAGCGTACTCGCTACTTCCTGCGTGAAGGACAGTGTGATCTTCGTCACGTTGTTCTCTTCGGTGCGGAAGTCGAGTTTTGTGGAAGGCAATGGTTCGGTTTCTAAGATTTGGGCTATCGATTGCACGAGCGAGCGACATACTGCGTACAACGCAGTCGCCTTCTCTTGGGTCGTGCATTGTGCTTGGTCTTGGCACATTGGATCGCAGTTCACTGGTTTCAGGTCGATCTTGTGCGGTACTGAGTACACGCTGATTGTCGGCTCGAGACCCGCTGCGATGCATGTTTCGAGTTCTGGTAGCGTGACGGTTTCGCAATCGGCGACGCTGTCTTTGCTCACGACTTCGAGACTGTTGTTGTAGCGATAGCCACTGAAATCCCGGCACGAATTTCGCGTCGGTTTCAGTGTGATGGTGTTGCTTAGAAACACCGGGTCTTCCCCGTAGATTGGTTCGGTTCCATTGAATCCCAAGAACGCAAGCGTACTTCCGTCGTCGTCTTGGACGATCGAGTTCGTTGGTGCTGACTGCGCGCGGTCTCCTGGAGCTACGTAGGTTTTTCGCACTTTGCAGTTGTACGCTGTTGGTGAGATTCGTTCGAATCCGTCGTGAATCATCACGAGAGAATGCTCAAATTCGTACACTTGCCATTGGTACGTCGTTGGTGCGACGAAGTTTGGTGTGTCGTAGTACTGGCGGTACCTCACTTTGATGCATTTGTTGTCGAGCGTCTCGACGCCGGTACGGATGCATTGTTGTTTGTCCCAGTCCACTGGGGTTGCCTCGAGTGCGTCGTTGAATGTTTGGACGAGCATGCTGCTCTCTTTGAGAGGGACCGTACTGCGTATTACTACGCCGTCGATCATCAGCACTTGGATGTTCGTCACGAACGCTACGATACAACCGGTCTCACATGGACACCGGAGATCGAGCAGATCGTATTTTGGTTGCACTTCGGTCACGTACAGTTGTTTGGATTGTCGGACGTTCGTCATCACGAATTGGTTCGAGTTCTGGATTCGTTGGAGTGTTTGACAGACTGGTACTCCCCGGATGTGACTTCGGATTTCGGGTAGCACTTGCCTGAGTTGTGGCACTTGCACCGCCACCATTTGTGGCACGATGTCGTACGTGTCTTTGCCCGTTTGTTGTCTTATCCACTCTTGACGGTAAGTTAGAAACTTGTTGTCGTTCGAGTAGTCGGACAGAGACCCACAGTCTTGGCTTTGACTGGTTCTCAGAGACCAGATTTTGCTCTTCTTGTCGTAGCAAGCACGGTTGTCGAGCATGTATGGACTCCAGAACCAACATCGCGTTCCGTTCCTTATGAATGGATACGCGATCTTGAGTGTTTTGATGTTGTCTTGGTCTGTTGTGTCACAACTCAGACAGAGATCCCGAAGGATCGAATTCGGACTGATCACTCGAACGAGTTTCATTTGCAGAAACTGTGGTTCGTAGTAGATCGTCTTCGTGAGTATGATGTTGTTGTACTGCTTGAGTTCTGGCACTTGGTTGTTCGTTGGTTTCGCCTGCATGATGACTCCGAGCAGGTCGGTGACGGTTCTCACGACCGTCGCATTGATGGGTGGAACGTACTTGACGTTCCAGTCTCGGAAGGTTGGTGTTTGTGGTCGACGTTGACCACTCACTAATGCTGCACACAGTACTAGCACTAGTTGGATCATTGTTCGATGAATCTTCCGGATTTCCACATCGCTTGGGTGATTTGACTTTTCATGAAGTCAAGCACGACGAACACTTGGGCGATTTTTACTTTCGTCCCAATGTCGAGTTGGCTTGGCCTCGGTACTGCGAGTTGTTTCGTCCTGTGGTGGAACAGGTGGTGCAGTACGTGGAAGTGGTCGTCGACGTCTTCGTCGACGTTTTGGTGTTTTGACGCGAACACGAGCCACACTTCCGATCCTCCGATCGTACTTTTCGGTGTGATCATGTGAAAACTGCCGAAGCAGTTTTTCAGGCCGGTGAGTTTCGTGACGGTGTTCCTACGGGTTGTCTTGAAGACGATGCTTCCTCCTAGTTTGAGATTGTGGTTGATGTAGGTTTTGAGGAGTTCGTAGTTGTCGCGGTACTCTTGGCCCTCTTCGACTGGTGCCCAGATGTCGGCCACAATGAGATGGTATTTCTTCTGTGGTCCATGCTCTTCAGAGCATTCGATGACTTGATGGCGCCCGTTGCACGTGTTGATGGGCAACAAGTCGGCGTTGTCGAGTTCGATGTTGTGTTGACTAAACACGTGTTGGAAGACTACGCTTCCGACACTGATGCCGTAGTGTTTCCCCTCGCCTGGTGCAGCTCCGATGTGTAGCACTTGCGCTTTGATCGGAATCGGACAGTGGTCGTTGATGACGTGACAGAGTTGCACGTATTTGGACACGTTCTGCGTGTGGCCCTCGTGTTCTCCCCAGTATTTTCGCACTGGAATCTCCGCATGCATGAGCTCGTCGACGGATGAATATGGACAGATGACTGCTTGGTGTCTGATGTAGTGTTCGTTTTTCGTACGGACGTGCGTGACGGCTTCGTCGTAGACTGGCACGTCGCGTCGCCCGTTCGAGTGGCTTGCCTTCTGCAGGTAAGCTGTTTGCAGTTGTTTCTGGTCTGCCCAGATCATGATCGGTACCTCTTGGTGGTCGATGCGAATGGTGGTCTTCAGTGAGACCGTGTCTTCTTTGATGAGTTCTTCGACCCATCGAATGAACTTTCCACTGTGCACGTCGATGATCGAGTTATTGATCTTCGATCCTTGTTCGGCTACGACGGTGCCTTTCCAGAGCGGTGTCATGCCGATGTGGTCGAAGCGTTGCTGGGAGTTGCCTTTGAAGGCTTTTGGGTACAGATGCATTCCACCAATGGTGAATTTGTTCTTGCTGTACTCTCCGAGCTCGATGTGCGCATTCGTGGTTTGTTCTTCTCCGTTGAACAGAAAATCCTGTTGTGTATACAACCTTCCGGTTGAGTACAGCGTCGGTTTCAGTTCGACTTTCTGGTTGTTTTGATATTTTTGGAGTGAGTACGTCTTGTTTCCGTTGATGTTCGTGAACGGAATTTCGTCGAGTCCAATGACGAAACTTTTCGTGTCGTCTTGGTCGTCGTTGCGTTGGGTTTGCACGACGTACTGCACTCCTTCGTGCTTGATTGGCACGTTCGGGACGAGTGGTATGTCCCATGGTCGCACTTCATTTGCGTCCTTCACTTCGACGGCTGCGTGACTGCAGTTGACGGAGCAATTGATTCCGAGACCAAAGATCACTTCGCAACTCGGAAGTCGCATTGCGGTTTGTCTCGTGACTCGTTTGATCGTCTGGTCGAGTGAATGATAGAACTTGGTACTTGTACCGAGCTCTCCTGGTCTACTAAAGTAGACGAATGTTTCGTGGTTCTTCTGGATGATTTCTGCGCTCAATTTGAGCTGCTTTTCGGCTTGGGTCAGATTCAGATTGACTTTTGTCGCTCGTGGATACCAGCCTTTGCTGGTTCGCTTCTTCACTGCTGCCTCGAACTGTTGATAGTGTTTGAGGCACGCTGTGCAGATGTGGAGTGGAGACACCGGATGGCACGTTTTGCCCTCGTATCCACGTGGGATGTTGACGTACTCGTCGGTGTGTTCGATCTGGTCGACTTGCCGATACGCGATCTTTGGTCGCGTTGCCTCGATGACGTGGAGTTTCTGGTTCTTTTCATAGAACAACTTCCCGCCGTAGCATCGGTTGTTCTTGTCGTTGACACTGAATTCAATTTTCTGGAATCCATCGTCGTACACTGGCTCGTTGCTTGCCTTTGGTTCCACTAAGTGGGCCAGTAGGCAGCTTGTGAGCACGGTGTCGACGTTGCTTGCGTGGGCGTGTCCGTGGTATCGACCACAGACCTGGGCGTGTGTTGTTTCGAGATTCGTACTTGACTGAATGTTAAAGTACGAGGCCCCTCGCAAGTGGGTCAGTTGCCCTCCTTCGTCGATGTGCACTTGGCATACTGGTCCTGCTTCACTTTCGAAGCGGGCTTCTTTTCCGCACTTGTGGCATTTAGCCTTGCCGAGTGTTATGTCGGCGAGTGCGTCGAGATCATTCGTCCCATTGAATGTGACGAAGATCAGTCCGTGGTTTTCGAGATCGGCGCTGTCGTTGATCTTTCTAAGCATTATATCAAGGTACAATTCGGATGTTGTTCGATCCGGCAGATGCTGGAGCATGTAGCGCCATTGTTTCGAAACGACGATCTGGTGGTCTTCTGGTTCGAAGTACTCTTGGTCGCGGTTATACCGTGGCCTCAGGTATGTTTTGAACAACCAGGCTGTCTGGTTCGAAATTTCCCCAAGCCCGAGAAAGTTCTTCATGGTTCGGTCGTTGGGCTTCACGTGGTAGAATTCGAGATCTGTAACCGAAACGGCTGACAGATTTCTCGCTGTTTCTTCGAGTGTGATCCTCTCGAGCATGCATGGTTTGGTGAGCTTTGCTTCGAGTTCGACTTTCTGGCCCATGAGTTGCTCTTCGAACACTCTCTGCACAATGGTGGTACAGTAGATGTCGAGCCTTTGCGTCGCACGACTTGTTGCGACGATCAGACGATTAAGCACCCGGGAGAACCCGGTGCTTCCAAAAATCACGACTGCGACGTGGTCGCTTGTTAGCCCTTGGGCCGAGTCGATGGTGCAGATGTTCAGACCGAGTTTCATTCCCTCGATGACTGCTTCTTTGTAGTTACAGAGAATGATCGTTGGTTTCTCTTTTGCTACTTCTTCGAGTGTGGTCTTCATCTGACTCAACATCGTGTTTGGTATCGTCTTCCAGTTCACGACTCCTCCGAGTCGAGCTGGTTTGATCGTGATCCCTGCCTTCAAATAGGCTCCGGCGAACACGTTGAAGATCTGATCTGGACAGCGATAACAGGTATCGAGATGGCGTTGGTTGTGGATCTTCGTCAAGTGTCGCAGGTAGAACTGTTCATAGTCCCACCGAAAGTTCGAGACTGGGGTGACTGGACTCAGTTGGAATGGATCTCCGACGATAATGATCTTTGCTGCCCTACTCCGTACGACTGCATCTAGCAGTTGCCGGGGGCTGAGAAGTGATACTTCGTCGATGAGCAGAATGCAGCCACTTCGTGGTTGGATTGTGTTCGTGGTCGACAGTAGTATCGGCTTCGTGTTGTCGTTGACGACTGCGTGGTACTCGCGATTGTTCAGTTTTGCTTTGAGTATCGACACGTCGTTTCGGCCTTTCAAGGCTTGGTCCATATCCTGGACGAGTTTGTGTGTCGGGGCGGCATAGACGACTTGGTTGTATTGGTTCGCTTTCGTAAAGTACTGTTCAATGAACAGTGTCGTCTTGCCGGTTCCAGGTGGTCCGAGTACGAACTCGGCGTCGCGCAGCACGTCAAATGACTCTGCGCGAATAATCGTTTGGCACCTGGTCGTTCTTTGAATTCTCCCGAAGTGGCGATACCGCTTCGAGTCGTCGACAAATGTCAGACGGAATTGGTCTCCTCCCAATGGATCGACGGTACAGGTCAGCTTCTGTTGGTTCTTCTCGTTCAAGATACTTGCATATGTTGTGAACCCGTAGGTTGCACCTTTGATGCGGATCTTGTTGGAGTTGACGTCGAGTACTTCGTACTCGAAGATCTGTTCTTGGCTTTCACTGTACTGTTCGTTCAAGTGGGAATCGTGGAGCATTTTGATCTTGTTATATTCTGGTGTATGATCGGTGTTCCATTGGAACAGCGTCTCGTTCGCAAAAGTCTCGATTGTCGCATTCAATGCGTCGACCGGGGCTTCTTTGTACTTGATCGCATAGTTCGAGAGTGGTAGTTGGAACTTTTCGGTGTTCTGATCATACACTGGGATTTGCAGCCCCTGGACGTGCTCGTTGCACTTGATGGTGAACTGATGGTTTTCCAAACTGAAGTTCAAAGCTTCAGGACGATTCTCGTCACAATGGTGGTCGGCACATGTTGGTAGATGTGTGACACGATGTGTCGTGTGCCTATAGTGCACAACTGCGCAATAAGCACAGAGTGGATAAGGCACTGGACACTGCGTACAGGTCGAGATCGTCATGTTTGGACAACAATAGCATTTCTGCTGCACGGTGGCTTTCGCCTGCAATGTGCATCGCACTTGCTCGCCGTACTCTTCCATCAGTCCGAGCATGATGTCTATCGTCGCTTGCTTCCCGTTTGGATCTACGAGATCGGTGAAGAACTCTTCAACGAGCATCTGCTCTGGTACTGGCAAACATCCAAATTTTTCACTAAACTTATTACATTGGTCTTGGTAATAAGCCCACAAAGTACGCCAGAAATTCTGGTCGACCTTGTGGTAGATTGCTGCCTCACAAAGAATGGCGGCAATGCGGACGATATTCAAGTCCGCTGCGACGTCTTTTCCGGTGATGATGAGCGCCGCTAATAATCGAGTTCGGTCAGGTATATACTGAAGCACTCCGTCGATCTTCAAAACTTCACTTGAACAAAATTCGTGGAGCATCCCTTGGGCTTCCCACGCCTTGTTCTCGTCGACGGTTGTATGGATAATGGTCTCAAGCTTACGCGAAAAGTTCCGTTTGTTATAAATATCCGGTAACGTCTCGTCGTGCCTGTCGGTCAATATGAAACTGTCGTCACTCAAAAAGTTAAACTTATAACTTTTACTATTATACTCTCGTACCATAGCCCGATAGTTATCAAAATGACCAGTTTGCCAAGCTTGACACGCTGCTACTTTCAGTGCACGGTGTTTTGGGTGCACGTCACTTGTCACGAGTGTCTGTAGTTGAACTAACAGATGCACGGCGTGATTGTATAGTGTGTTCGCAAAAGCTGTTGTTGCATCTCCAGAGCTCGTTCCTCCTGGTTTGGCGTAGATACTTCCGTTTCCCATCTCGACAAAGTCGAGCATGAATGAGTGGATTTCGTTGGTAAAGTGATATGAGTTCGGATCCCAATCACCGAGCTCGTAGAGTATGGCAGCCGCCATGCTCCTCAGGACCAACGGAAAACTACGATCGCACTTGGTGTAATCGCTCCCGAAGACTTTCCAATTGTCGAGATCTCCGTGTCTGGCAGTGAAGTATTCGTCGAATTTTCCTCGGAATTTTGACACTCCGATAAGATGGTGGATGTTACTGAGCGGATTTTGCGCTTGTTCGACGAATTTCGCTGTCACTGGTTTATGCAACGCCCGGAACAGTGTTGATGAGAACATGCTACAAGCGGCAATGGTCCGCGCTCGTGCTTTCGCTGTGAGCGCGAACTTCTGTACCACTTTCGTGGTAAAAATGAGTGGTGATGTTGCACTCAGGTTGACGATTTGTTCTATGATGTCATCCGGAGCTACTTCGTACAACGCTTTCTGCTTAACTCCCAATAGGAGTGTTGTCGAAGGTCCAAGAGAACTATTGCGCGGGCAGCAGTCTTCTTTTGTGAATCGTCGATCTGTACGACAATCCCCAAAATCCTCGAGCGTCTGTTCATACAGATACTCGAGCACGTGGGGTTGCAGGAACAAACGTCCCTGGTAGTCGTACAACATGAAGTCAGTGAGCGTGTCCGCTGGTTCGTTACCTTGAAAATACGTATACTTATGCACGTCACTGATGTCGTCAAGATACGTAGTGAAGAAGTCATAAGCTTCTTCGTTGTAGAACACGGCTCTGGGCTTTTGTCCAATCACTGGTTTCAAGACCAGTGGCTCGACTCGCGAACAGATCGCTGCAACCTGTAATCCGTACCGGAGCCCCGGATCTTGGAGTTTGTACAGATTGCTCACGTAGTCGTCGAGTCGCTCGAGTTTTTCTTGATCTATCTCACTGTAACCGGTGATCGGGTTGTAGTAAGAATGAGTACACTGGGTACTCGCATCGATGAACAATTCGGTTGCCACCGATGGTGCGTGCAGTAAGTTGTTGTTCACGGCGAGCACTTTATCTTTCCATCCCAGTTCTTTGAAGTTGTGGTTGACTGGAAACCACTTCTGTATGGTTTCTGGCATTTGTTGGTTCGCCATACTTAGACAACGTACGAAGTCGCTTAGTGCGATGTCGATGTTGTGGGGCCCGGAATTCCAGTCCCCGAAGTCGTACAGTTGTCCATTCAGATCGATGTTGTCGAGCGTGATTGGCATTCGGATTCTACCTTCGTGGCAAAATTGCCTGATGCGGTCGAGATTGTCGATCGCTGGGTAGAGTTGCTCGAACAGATTCTTCTGAATTCGATCTGCTTGTACCAGATCTCCTTTGTCTGGTACTTCTGGTCTGTCGTCGGTGTCGTTCGCAAAGTGCGCATAGACGATGTCGCCGATCGACTTCTTGGTCACTGGGCCGCGGAGCAACAGTTTCACTCCGTTTTCGAGTTCGACGATGCGGTGTTCTGGCATTGGAACTTTTCCTGCGAGTTGTTGGTACACGCAGATTTCTTGTTTGAGATCTTCAGGGTGCATCACTTTGAGCATCCAGTTTTCGTGATTGATTTCGAGACTCACGGTGTTCGTTTTGGTTAGTCGGAAGATGCCTGCGTCGTTCATGACGACGTTCACCCAGTGGGCGGCTTCTTCGTTTTGCTCATCGATGCCCTGCAGACTCATTGGTTTCATTTGCAGGATTGCCTCGATCATCCTTGCGGTGAGATCGAAGTCTGCTGTGACCTGCTTCACAGCAGACCTTACCAGTTTTTTGCCGCCAGGCGCAGACGCCCGAGACCTTCTCGTTTTCCTCTGGCTACTTGTAGCTGAGGCTCGGGTTTCTTCTCGTTGCATTGATGACACACAAACTTGTTGTGTTTGCACACATGGTGTGCTTTGACGTACTCCGTTGGATCTTGTATGTCGCGTTCGATCGGTATTTGGACGAACGTTTTCATTTTACAGTCGTGACTCAACTTCTGTTGACAAAACCAACACAGACTTGGTCCGTAGAATGTCTGGAATCCCTTGGTCCGCAGTGGTTGGTCTGAGTGAGCGTAGTGTTCGACGCTATTCGGTAGACCGCCAATCGTGATTGACTGCCGACTTTGGAGCTCGATCTGCTTTTGGTTCAACTTCGTCATGATTGCTCCCAAGATTGGTGCACTGATGTTCTGTTCGGCTTTGAATGGTGTGAGTACTCCGTCGACACACAACAACACTGAGTCGTTTGTCACTTGGTCTTGTTTACGGAAGTACACTTTGCCGTTCGTGTGTCGGATTTCACCGGTTTTGGTCACTTCGATTTGATTCACATCGACTTCATAGCCGATGTTCGCTTGCAGTGTGGTTTTTTCCAGTTCGTGGAATTTCGCCACGAGCGGAAATTGCGACGGCTTCAGCACGTCGATCTTTTGGGCGGAATCGATTGGCTGTTCTTCGTTGTCTTTCAAATCTTCGAGAACAAGCACGGTTTCGTCCTCGAGCATGATCACTGGCGAGTTGGACTCGTCGTCCCAGAGTAGATGTTCGGCTCCGACTGGTGTTGTGATGCACAGAACTTCTGGCATTTTGATCGTGCTCGCTGCGATGACTCCGGTGGCGAATGTTTTGGTCCGGAAAGAAGCACGCTCTTGGAGCGTTTTGATGCTTCGATCGAGAAGCTGACACAGCTTCAGTGACTGCTCACAACGGATCAGTCCTCGGACTTGTTCTTGTTGCATGGCCTCGAGTTGTTTTCGGAGTCGGACTTCTTTCGCTTTGATGAAGTCGATTCTCGCTTTCACGATGTTACGTTGTTTCGTGGTTTCTTTGTCGTTTTCTTGGTGATTCTCCAACCACTCCGATAGTTGGCTGATGTCGTAGACGTTTGCCAACCAATCTTGGAGTGCTTTGGTTTCTTCTTTCGTGGCGGATTGGAGGATTGGTTCGATCGCTGATACGAACTGTGCCACGAGCATTTCTTCTTTATTTTGCATCAGAGTTTTGCTTTTGGCTCTCACGTTAGCTGTTGTGACATTCTGCCCAATCACCGTTCTCATGGTGATACTTTGTGGGTAGAATGAAGTGAGATCGTCTTGTCCATAATACAGGACTGACAACAAACATTGCCAATAAGACGGAGGTTTGTTATACTTATAGACGTGCTTCGAAAAGAACGCCCAAGAAACTTCGACTTTGTCGGTTGTTAACATCGTGTACAACTGGATGATCTTGGTCGGATAGTTGACACGGAGTGACAAGAGAAAGTTCATAACAAACCACGCAGAATAAAACTGCGTCCCAAAACACAAATAACTCACAAACGCAAAACATGAACTTGGCATTGCACTCAAAACGAGATACGCTGATACTAGTTGTACCGTTTCACCTCCTACGATCAAACTATAGATGTAGAAAATCACGGTGAAATAGATCATGCGCCTCGGCAGGTGATAGAACTTAATGATAAAACAAAAAGCCATTATCACGAGACAGATTGCATCAAACATCCCAAAACGGATAATAGTCTGATACAACATGGTGTGGTCTAATGGTTCCTTGTCGACGGATCCTGCGACTAGCGCAGTAAATGCCACCAAATTCAGAATCACTACTTCGAAGAAGTGTGAGACGACGTTGATGACAAATTCGCCGAGACATAGGAACAAAAGTTGTTGTTTAAATCGGAACAATGTAGTTATTACGGTACAACTGAACACAATTTCAATGACCTGTTGCATTCCAAATGGCTCTCCACGGAGCACTTGGCCCACGTATGTCCAAACGGACAAAATCATTCCAATCACACAAATTGGTGATAGATCCAACAACTGGTACGCTTTGTACTTCTGCTTCTGTTGGTCTTTCGACTGGAGCACTGCTTTGGCGACTTTGTATGCTTGATAGGTACTTGATGTAACGACGAAGTCGTTACTCACGAAACTCAGAAAACTACTGAGATCGCTGTTGCGCCATTGGTCGAGTAGCTCGTGGTCGTTGATAGGAGAAATTCTGCCATTGCGGCTGAATTGCTCGTTGATCTGGTTGAGTTGGACTTGGAATGTGCCGATTTCGACGGCTTTTCGTGGGCGATCTTTCATATAAGTTGCAAAGATTGTATTTCCATCGAAAACTACCTGGCCACTGGTCAGATTGATGTCGTGGAATTGCGGGTCGAAGGCTGTGCCGTCGACACGCGAAACGATCGAATGCGTGGTAGTTTGCTGGTTACCTTGGACTCCACCTTGGTGGAAGCCAATGAGTGTATCATCATAGAACACTGGGGAACCAGATTCTCCTGCCACTGTACTCGCAAATGCGAAGTGGCCACTTGGTGTTGGTACGAGAGAATGGATTTGTGTTACACCTACTCCTTCGCCGGATACTATCACGTGGATATATTGGCGGCCTTGTTGGAGTTCGTGGTGTCGGTCGATTTGGAGTGGTACGTACTTGACTGATCCGGCGATCGTCAGGTGGACATTGAATCCTTCTTCTTGTCGTCTTTCAACAACGTACTCACTACCTTGGTAGTGGACGTTGAGTTCTTTTCCAATGACGTGACGAACGGTTAAGACCGTACTGGAGTCTATAAAGACTCCGTGTCCAACGAATTCGGCCCCATCATAGATGCGGCACACATTCGTGTAACAGTCACGCATGAGAAAATCATTTACACGCCGGTAAACTCTCTGGAGATATGCTGGTAGTTTCGTTGAGACTGGTGGTTCGTACAAGATGTTCCCTCCGGTGATCTGAGTCTTTATTATACTATTTGCAAGCGCGACCGTTGGACGACTTTGAGGTCCTTTCGACATTGTGACCAATTGGTCCATAGTCAGGCCGGTGACGGACATGAGCTGAGCGGAGTTCGTTGGAGTTAAGATAAAACTGCACGTGGCGATCCCCTCGAAACTTCCACTGAACAGAAGCCCGTTTGCGGTGTACTCAATATGACTACTCCGTTGCAAATAGAAATAATAAAAACAAATGAGCACAATGACGTACACAACTGCAAAAAGGATGAAATTGAATCCAAATAGCAGTATGTACATAGATGTTACGTACAAAAATAGTACGCATTTGCTCATTGGTATAAACAAAAGACAACCACAAAATACAATCGCATAGAATGGATGGAGCCAATACAGCACCAAGGTGCAAGTATGGCAAACGAGGAGTATCGTGACGTCTCGGAGATATGCTCCAAAAATGCATCTAAGCTGTAAGAACAGATAGATGGCCAGAATCAATAGACAGGTAAAACTACTTGCTATGATCCCGAAACTTGCCGGTGTGTAAAATGTCAGAGTCTCATGACATACTAGTTGGCCATTCATGCCGTAGCAGAATGCGCCACTTTGGCTGTCGTATGGTCCGTCGACGGTGATGTACTCAATACCGGCTTTTAGCCAGTAGAATGACAGCCCGAAGAACGTGAGACTTGTTGGCAGTGTCTTTCCGCAACTGAGTTGCTTCTCTTGCTGGTAGAATCCGCGACTGAATGTTCCACATTCGGTTTTTTCGATGGAAACTACCCGAGCCCGGGTGAAGGCAAAGGTTCCATTTGGAAACTGCCACGCTTGGAATGGTGTGATTTGGTTCAGTGCGACTGGTGTTGCACCGACTGGGAGCTCCTCGAGCACCCAGATGGTTCCTTTTGCGTAGTCTTTGCCGGTTGGATTGAGTCCTGCTGGTATGCGAATTTTCTGTGTCTTACGAAATAGTGCTCTTCCAGTTGCAATCAACAACAATATCGCGAGAACTATACAAATAGCTTTCTGCGACATGGCTTTCTTCATTGCCTTGTTCACGATGCAGAAATACCCATGGGCATTTGCTGCTTTTCGGAGATTGGCGTGTTGGTGGTTTGCAAAATGATCAAGCACGATCGTATCTTGGTGATATGGCAAGAACACATGATTATTGCCTTTGAGATCTGGTACGTACTGCAACTCCTCTGGCAACTTTCCATTCAGGAAGTTGTCGTGGGTGATGCTTGTCTGGTCGTAGTTGACGTTGTACTGGTCACAGAAGTCGTGAAAATCGTTCAATTGAACTGGACTTAGTGCGGCGAGAAAGTTGACGTGCAGCGTGTTCTTGTGACTCGCTGTCTGACCGGCGACGTAGTCGCTGGTCCATTCTCCTTGGATGTTGAAATAGTCGATGACTTGCTTGGTCATTTGCACTGGTGTCGTTTTGATCGAACCTTGGTAGCGACTAGCTACTTTCACGACTTGTCCACTCCGATATGCCAAAATGGCACATCGACTTGTCCATTCAATGTGGGACAGATGACTTACACTATAGACCTTCGAAGCGTCGTATTTGTTGAATTCTTCTGGTAGTCTTTCGTCGCTCGATTGGTTCACAAAAGTGTAGAAACTGTCTCCTTTGATGTTGTTGGTTCGAATGAACAATTGTTGTTCGATGGATCTGGCAATTGGATGTGGCAATAGATGCTCGTGAGTCGTATTGCACCACCATTTGTGCATAGCACAAAAGTGGACACGCTCGTGTGGAATGATATAACTCCGACCTCCACAAATGAAATTACATTTCTTGTCTCTGGAGGTGGCGTGTTTGGAACAATATGGCCCTTGTGGTTCACAGCACCGATGAGATCTGAGATACAAAATTGTACCGACGATGTAGATCAGTACGTTATAGATACCGTAGTGCCAATTAATTGCCACGTTCATAAACATGAACGGCCAAGTCCACGGTACTGAATAAAACAGTATCGTTTGGAGAATGGTCATGAAGACGATTGGTTTCTGTTGGTAGTTCTTGTAGTCGTTCAAATACAACTTATTCTCTGGTCTTCCAAATTGGCATAACCAAGTTTTTCCTTGACATACCTCACTTAACGTTATCGCATCGCGGTATTCGTCGAGTGGAGGTATGATACCAACCAGTGCCATGATCTTCTGCACAAATGTGTGGTATGATGGTGCTGTTGTTACTATGATGTCGTTATTCGTCGAGAGTGATCGGAGTGTTACGAAACTGAGTAGACTTGCCAACATGACGAGACCCCAGTAGATCGTCTTTTCCATTTTACTGGTGTGGACGATGCGTAACTTTGTGCACAAAAAGTGCGTCACGATGACACTCGCTGTTTCAATCTTCCGTTGCACTTGACTTATGAAGTCGCGGCAACCTTGGAAGTTGAAGATCATGAAGAACCATAGCAAGATTGAAAAGAAAAATGTAAACACACTTGGAAACAGAATGAAAGGCGTTACGGAACCGAAGATCTTAGCTACGGTGCCGTTGTCGATGAGTTTCGTTGGTTGGTAGTACTTCAGATCGGTTACTTGGTGGTCGTACTGAAGGCGACACGCTTGGGCGTGCGCAGCGAAACTGTCGTCGACTGGTAGTTCGTGGTATTTCTGCTTGCGTCCGTTCAAGTAGACGCGCCTTTCGTTTCCATCTCGAACGAGTTCGAGTTTCACCGGGCCTTGGTTACTTGTGACAAAAGCACTTTCTCCACTTAGCGCGGTGAGTTTGTTGACAACTTCGATTTCACTTGTCTCCCAACTACAGGTTTTGCCCTCGTAGTTTGGTTTTGAGTCGTTCAGATCGTTGAGCGTTGGATAGAAGATTTCGTCTTGGCTGATGAACCGTAGTGAATCTTTCAGTCCGTACTCTTGTTCGAATTCGATTTGCTTGTCGGTGAACTTGTCACTGATTTCGATGGTGTGGTTGGCAAATCGCAGTTTGAACGTCTTCTTGATGATTTCTGGTATCAGCTTTCGCTGTTTCTGTTGGTGGAATTCTCCTGTTTTCACATTGAACCAGTGGTCTTTCGTAGCATCCAAAGAATACCACTCTGCTTTCGCAAAACTGTGGTACGCTAGGAATTGCTGGACTGGTTCGTTCGACGACTCCTCGCCGATGATGACGTATTTTTTTGCTGTACTCAAATTGAGTTCGTTCATCGTACTCACTACGAGATCAAAGTCTCGCATGAGTTGGTGGTACACGTAATTTGGTAGTACCTTCAGTTGACTTGCTCCAATGAAACAGATCTTTTCGTATTGGACCTTAACGGTCACGTAGCACCACGTGTGGTGCAGATCTTCGTCGGTGACTTTGTCGCCTGGTTGTACTTTTCTCCATTCGAGTTCGTGCAACTTGTGGATGAACTCTTGGTTGAACTCGTTGAGTGTTTGGTCGGAGTACTGCTGCCATGTCCGATAATTCGTGACGTCTTGGTTGGTGAGATCTCCGGTCCAATTCAATAGACATTTTCCGCAATTTTCGCGGCAGATGTCGGCTTGTGTCGTTTTATAGACGACTTTCGTGAGATGTTGGTGGTGTTGTGGTTCGTTGGTGTGGATGCTCACGTACCGACATGGAATCAAGACTTCGTCGCTGTCGACTTTGTCGTTCGACGAGCTCGTGTCCCTGCCTTCCTCGTTGTCGGGAGTGCGGAGGTCACTGGTGTCTTGGTTCGGGTCGGATTGTTCGGACCCGCTTTCCGAACTTTCGTTCTCGGTGGTGTCGTTTGGGTTCGATTCTTCTTGACTACACTCTGTACTACCTTGACTGCCACTTTCGGTGGCGTCACTGGTGTACGTTTCGTAGTCGTCGCTGTTGTCACTTGCTTGACTTTGACTTTGACTCCCGTTATCACTTCCACTTTCTCCACTACCACTGGTGGTTTCTTCTTCTTCTTCTTCTTCTTCACTGATGCTATCCAGGTGTTTTTCGTGGTAGATCAGGGCGAAGTTCTTGTGGTGTGGATGGTCGAGTTCTGGTAGAATGTTAGGCAACAGAGTTACTTTCACCTTCTTGCATCCGTAGATGTTTAGCCAGTGGTCGGTTGTGTGGAGTGTTTCGGTTGTCTGCATCGTTGGTGTTTTGATCGTGTGATTCACACTTGTGGCTGTCCGACTGTGCACTTGCACTTCGGAATTTGCCAACTTTGACCATTCCATGTACGTCTGTGGATTGTACACTGGTACGATGTGCATTTCGAGACTCGCATGACTGGTGATTTTCTGTTTAAAATGCCACGCAAAGACTGACACGACCAGGTCGTTGCTTTGGTTGACTTCGTCGCTTTTGGCGTCGTTCATGTCGAGTTTCGTTGTAGTGAGTTGGAAGCCGTAGTTCCCTTGTCTATGCCTTTTCTGGCATTCGGTCAAGTATTCACTGTGCAAATCGTATCCGTGCACTTTTTCGAGATGTTGGATGGCTGCATATTGCTGGAGATCTTTTCCGATCCCGATCCCGGGTACGGTGATGCTCTTTGATTGAACGTTTGAGAAGAATTTCTCGATTGCAGCACGCATTTGGGCTTGTTGGTCGTTTGATTTTCCTTTCTTCATTTGGAAGTGGTCTTTCTTCTTTCGCTCCACTTTCTGTTTACGGAACTTAGTTTCGGCGTCGATATCAACCAACGCATTGTGCGTTGTTTTGTCGGTGTAGATGTCGAAGTGGTGCACTTTTGCACACTGGAGTAGCAGCTCGAGACTCTCCTCGTTATCCACTATTCCGATCGCGGCTTTTTGGCCATGCGCCAGAATGTGGCTGGTGATGTCTTGGTGTCCTCCCAGTACGACGGTTCCTCCACGGTTCGTCCTCCATTTTTGGTTTCGGTGGACCGTGGTTGCGGTCATGTCGAGTATTTGAGCGTACTCGAGACGCTGAGCTGGTGGCATGACCACGAGAATGTTCTTTTCACATTCTGTCACTGGAGCTTGATATATCCCACCGAAGTGACTACGGAAGATTTGGACGAGTGTGAAGTTTGCACTTGGCAGTTCTTCGACGACTCGACTTGTTCCGTTGTCGAACATGGTGTGGATGCCGTTTTCGGTGACACTAGCCCTCCAGTGACCACTCTCGCCTGAACCATTATAGTACAGGTGGGCGGTCGCTTTCCATTGTTGGTTTCCATGTGCGCTCACGATTTTGAAGTGAGCTGGCACCAGTATGAACTGGATGCCGTTGGCTTGGAGTTTCTTCAGAGGAAAAGTTGCACCTGCACAGCAAAAGCCGGCGGCGACTGCCCTCCTCCCGTGCTTGGCACAGTAGAGTTCTGGCATGAGTGGTATGTTGACTTTTCCGAGAAGTTCGACGGCGCATTGCTGTTGTTGCGCTGCGACTGCGGTCAGTAGTTCGTCGGTTTTTGCCGTGAAGTACTGTCCGGTTTTAGCCAACACCGCTGCTGCGGCGTGCACAAAACATTTGTTCTTGCCTGGTTGCACTTTCGTGTTCTTTCTGGTCAGACTGAGATCACTGTCTTTGATCTGACTCAGGCACTTGATGGTTTCTTCTTTGTGGTCGACTTTGGGTGGGGTATACAACTCCTCCCAGTCGGTCACTTCTTTGGCTTCGTCTTCGGTCGAAGTTTCACTACGACTTTGGAGACGCTGGTCGATTTTTTCGATGATGACAGTACTGAATTCTTTCGTGCGGAGTTCTTCTTTGAGTATCGCCCAGATGTTCTGGACGTCTTGACTGTATGCCACGGCGTACTCTTGCGTGTATTTGTACAGTATTTCGGTGTAGGCACTTCGGAATTCGAGTTTCGTCAACTCGGACAACCGTTGGTAGATCTTCTTCTTCGTCTGGCTTTTCTTGTTGCATTGTTGCATCTTGCTTCTGATCGTGTTCTGAAACTTCTCGAAACTCTCGCATAACAGTGGACTTTCGCGACGCACGTTTACGAGTTGCCTCGCAAAACGGACGAGTGTGCGTTGCATGTCGGACGTGTCGTCGGTGCTGTCGCTGCTCGTCGTCGTTGGCGCGTCGGTTGTCGCTGGTTTTGTGGCTTTCTTGGCTTTCTTCTTCTTGGTTTTCTTCTTTTGACCTCCACTGCCACTTGGAGTTTGGTTGTCGCTTGTGGTGGTTTCTGGTCCGGTTTCTTCCTCCTTGCGGATTCCTTCTTGGCGTTTTGCGTACTCTGCTGCAGCCTCGCGGGCTTTAGCCTCTTCTGCGGCTTTCTGTTCGGCTTCGCGCTCTTGTTGCTCTTTGAGCAACTTCTCAGCCTGGACCCTCCTGGTCTCCTCGGCTTCCCTCTCGAGTTGCTTTTGCTTTTCGGCCTCAATTCTCTTTTCTTCAGCGAGTTTTTCTTCGGCTTCGAGTCTTGCCTTTTCGGCTTGTCTCGCCGCTTCGGCTTCTCGCTCCTTCTGGAGTTGCTGCTCCTTGAGCTCTTGCTCCCTCTTGAGCTGCTCCTCGAGCTTCCTGGCGGCTTTCTGTTTCTCTTCTTCGAGTTGCTTTGCTGCTTCCTGTTCCTTTCGGACTTCCTCCGCTTTGCGGATTTCTTCTTCTTTTCGGAGTTCTTCTTGGCGTTTTGCGGACTCTGCTGCAGCCTCGCGGGCTTTAGCCTCTTCTGCGGCTTTCTGTTCGGCTTCGCGCTCTTGTTGCTCTTTGAGCAACTTCTCAGCCTGGACTCTCCTGGTCTCCTCGGCTTCCCTCTCGAGTTGCTTTTGCTTTTCGGCCTCAATTCTCTTTTCTTCAGCGAGTTTTTCTTCGGCTTCGAGTCTTGCCTTTTCGGCTTGCCTCGTCGCTTCGGCTTCTCGCTCCTTCTGGAGTTGCTGCTCCTTGAGCTCTTGCTCCCTCTTGAGCTGCTCCTCGAGCTTCCTGGCGGCTTTCTGTTTCTCTTCTTCGAGTTGCTTTGCTGCTTCCTGTTCCTTTCGGACTTCCTCCGCTTTGCGGATTTCTTCTTCTTTTCGGAGTTCTTCTTGGCGTTTTGCGGACTCTGCTGCAGCCTCGCGGGCTTTAGCCTCTTCTGCGGCTTTCTGTTCGGCTTCGCGCTCTTGTTCCTCGTTCTTAAGGATTTCGGCTTTTTTAGCTTCGATCCTCTCGGCTTCAGCTTTCTCGGCTTTGGCCTCCTTGAGCAATTTTTGCTCTTGTTGTCGAATCTTCTGACGTTCAGCATCCTGTTTTGGCAGAATTTGCTGGACGAGTCCTTTGGCTGCTTGTGCGGCTCTTGTCCAGATGGAATCTTGGACGTGGACTTTTTGTACTTCCTTACAATACCAGTCTCCATTAGACAGCGCCTCGATCAAAGTTTTATGCTCGTCACTGAGGTACTGTTCGTAGTACTTGACCCATCGTGCGGGTTCCGGACTTGAGTGGAGTGCGGCGTTGTAGCAGTACAGACTGGACAACCATGGTTGATACAGCCACTGCACGAGATTCTGTAAGTAGAATCGATTGTGCGTGGCGACAACGTCTTTGGAGTACTTTACGTGCTCCTTGTCAAATGACAGTCCGTTGTCGATGATACAAATGGTTTGTTTTTTCTTTGACCACAGCACGTTGTTCAGGTGCAGGTCATTGTGGACGAATCCACGTTTAGTCGCTTCGACCAGGTACTCAAGCATTTGGCTGAGTACAATCTTCTTCTCGTCTTCGGTCAGATGGTTCTGGTCGAACAGGTTTCCTCCTGGAAACTTGTAGTAGTACAGGACCGTGGTCCAATGCTCCTCAAAATTGAGCTTCTTGAGTGGTTGAATGGCGTAGGGAAGCCCTTTGCCTTTCTGTTGGTTTTCATATTCGACGTTTCCACAGTCGAATGCTTGCACTTTGAGAACTTGGTTCTCGTGCTGGTAGACGACGCCGTAGACGCCCTCTCCGAGTTGTTGGCTTTCTGGAATGTTCAATTCTTCCAAGACAGCATCGAATTTCGTATTTTTGTCTTGCCACTGGTATGGATTTCGGATGTCACTGTCGTATGGACGACTCACGATACTATGGATCTGGTCTGCTATATACGAGGTCGTCAATTCGTGATTGAATTCGATGACGTCCCAAGGTCGTCCTCCGACGAGCTTGTCTCCGAGATCCTTGACGATTGCCTCAAATGTGGCAAGTGTCGCTCTTGGTTGTTGAACTACCAACGTGTCTCCACTGATGGTGTTCTCTCCGAATTTGATCGAACTTCTCTGGTGTCCTGGTGGTATGACCATCCAGACACCAAGTTGCGCGTCGAGGATTCCCTCGATGGCACCTTCGTCGAATTCGAGTTGGGCATTCAGACATTGGAGTTGAATTTTGCCGATGGTGTCCATGAAACCGTGCCCGGTTGCGTTCAGTTGGATCTTTTCGTCATGAGTGAGTGTCGACCATTTCTGGTATTTTTGTTGGATGGCACGGTAGGTTTGACCTAACGTTGGACACTCTGGCGTTCCAAGCTCACTAATCTGATAGAGACTAAGTCTCTTCAGCCGTGGCACTTCGTCCCACTCTGCAACTGTATACTTCTCGAGTATAGGTTGAAAACCCATCTCTTCGAGGGCTTTGTGGGAATGAACATGTCGCAGTGCGACTTGTTGATTCATCACGTAAACCTGATCCCAGGTTACGTCCTCGATTCGACATGTGACTGGCAACTGAACTTTGCAGTTTTGGTTGTCGTAATTATAATAACCGTACCACTCGTTCTCGTTGATTTGTTGTTTCAGCTCGAAATTCACGAGCTCGAAGGAGTGGAAACAGTCACTTTGGTTGTCGAAATCGGCGATGGCTCTTTGGAGCTCATCTTCATCGACTTCTACGCTTTTCAGCGGGTCGATGAATGGTCGAACTTCGTCGAAAAGTTGACTTCCTGACTGAAACAGATACAAGTGATCTGGTGACACGTGGTCGTCCTCTTCTGCCTCTTGACGGCAGTGATAGATGAAACCGGAGTTGTTACAGGTTTTCTGTTTCGACGCCTCATAATAGACTTCGAGCCTGTCGGTACTCACAG